AAAGTAGTGGTTTGGGATTGCTTCGGAGCTACTAAGTAACTCAACGAACAAACCAAGAGACTAGATTTGGGTAACTCAGATCTTAGATCAGTAAAACCACAAACCGCGAGCAATGACCCTTAGGGTCGAAGATAGACTACCAGAAGACTTTGTCTTGGTAGAAAAAATCTGCTCTATCCGAATATGAAGTCATTCAGCCTAAGGCTGGGAAGATCCGTCTTCCAAAGATCCGACAGCGATCCCGATGTCAACTCGCCGTTTAGACGGGTCCAGGTGTAAAACCCGGGCTCGTCGACTTTGTAGTAGACAACGTCGTCGTCGAAGGTCTTTAATGCAAGGTCGATGATTTCGAAGCCTTTAGCTTCACCTCGATCAACTTCATCATAGCCAGCATATGTCTCAGTAAGCAGCGAACGTATTCTTTCGAAACGCTCGGGCCATGTACGTGTGTCAAAGGCACACTGGTCGGCCTTCCTACCCTTTAAAAGGGCAGCGAAGACTACTGGACGCTCAACTTCTTTCTGGATCATAGGTCCCGAATAGTAGCCAATCGATTTAAAGAGGTCCTCCTTCTCTCTCTCGGAGACAGTCCAATGACGCTCATTGAGTGCCTGGAGCTGCCCGAAGAGCTCGTGGCGCAACTTCCAGGAGTGGTGTATAGTACACCGCCTCCTTTTCGTTTTTCCGACAGTTTCCATAGGACAACCGTCATCGCCGGAACACTCATAAGAGCATTCCGCGCGAGTAAACGAGTAGGTTGCAAGTAACATTTCGCCCAAGGCAACCGTCGCGGGGTACTGTGTACCCTCGACGACCTGATCGTCAGCCAATGGTATCCCGCGCAAAGCGCGGTTAGATGCCATGGATGCCCAGAGACGACGTTCCTCAAGGGAGGTCTCTCCGGAGCATAGACGGCGGATAAAGACACGAGTTTCCTTAGGAACGGTGTCGTATATCACATCTAGGTTGTCTAGGTCGCGGATGTACAATCCAAGTCCGCCCAACTTAGTTGGGAGGAAGAGAAGCGCGAGTAGGTCTGTCTGAGTCGTCTTAGACGGCAAGAGGACACCTGCACGCTGAAGAAATCTATCCCTTACAAGCGCTAAGCGCTCGCGAGGGTACAGAGATTTATTCATATAGTTGAGAGACTTCATTAAATCACGAGATTTCCCAATCGCGGAGTTCTTCTCGTCGAAACTGCTTTTTACAGCAGTTGATGATTCAACGATGCGTACCTTTACGGACTCGACCCAAGGACCTTCATAGAAGTTATCCTTAAAGGCGAGGTCTCGGGGTTTCCCCTCAGAGAGGGGACCCACCATTAAGATACGCTCACAGTACTTGGTATATTTCTTGTAAACGCCATGTTTCTCCACACTTAGTGTGGCTCCCATGGCAGTCAAGTTTTGAGAAATCGCTTCGATGTAGGCAGGGTGACCGATAGCAAGGACATCATCACCCCCGACGTGGTAGAAAGGCCACCCTAAGGGTGTCGTCCTATCCGTAGGAGGGTAATGGCGGTCCCGAGCCATCCTCTCAGCTACAAGCTGGTGGAGGGTCAGGACGCTCTTGGAAGTCGGTTCACCCATGGGGTATGACCGAACTGAGACCCAGGACTCTTTCCTAAAGGAAAAGGTACGGGGCCCAAGAATTCCTAGGAGGGCTGAGACGTGGGATGGGTTCATTCCCACCCCGTCACAGAAACCTTCCAATAAGCGCTGGCCAATCTCGAAAGGGATATGGTCAGTCGCGGCTTTTAAGTCAGAACTGAGGACTAAGTCCCCAACCCGCCGATCGGAACAATTCCGATGAACATCCTCGACAGCGTTCCAGGCCTGATCCGCACGGGCTAAGCCCGACACGGCTGACTGGTTCCTTCTGAGGAAAGTCTGAATGAGACCCCCTAAGGGGGCCAGGAGGATGTTTATATACCATTTGCAGATACCGAGGACACGAACTTTGTTCCCGCCCTCAGGTTGACAGACCAGACGGCTCGG